GAGTTACATCATCAACAACTCAAACACAAAATGTAGTAGACTTCTACGACTCAATGCAAGCAACATCATTCGGTGTGTTTGATAGTGGTTGGAAGTATATCTACGACAGATTTGCTGACAAGTATCGTTACGTTCCTCTTAACGGAGACGTTGCAGGATTATGTGCAAGCGTAACTGCAAACGGTACTCCATGGTTCTCTCCCGCAGGATTGAATCGTGGTGCAATCAGAGGTGCTGTAAAACTAGCATTCTCACCAACTAAATCCGAAAGAGATACACTGTATCAAAGAAGGATCAACCCTGTAACCAGTTTGCCTGGTCAAGGTATTGTTCTTTTCGGAGACAAAACTGCTCTCGCTTCACCATCTGCATTTGATCGCATCAATGTCAGACGTCTTTTCAATGTGATAGAGAAGACAATCGGCAACGCTGCGAAGGGAGTCCTTTTTGAACTTAACGATGAGTTCACACGTAGCAACTTTAAGAATGTTGTTGAACCATTCCTCAGAGGCATCCAAGCTGAAAGAGGTATTACAGACTTCTTAGTTGTTTGTGATAGTTCCAATAATACTGGTGCAATCATCGACGCGAACGAGTTTAAGGCAGATTTCTATATCAAGCCTGCTCGCTCAATTAACTTTATCACACTGACATTCATTGCTACACGTACAGGTGTATCATTTGAAGAAGTCATCCCACGCAGATAACAACGGAGCATTGAACAATGGCAGCTAAAGGTTTAGGTTTACTTACCTTTCAATCAGCAATTAAGGGCGGTGTTCGCCCTAACCTGTTCTCGATAGAACATGGATTTCCTTCTGGAGTAGCAGAACCAACAATTGATGGAACTGGAAAACCAGAAGAGGCAGTAACATATATGTGTAAAGCAGCAGCACTTCCTGCAACTAGTGTAGGTACTGTTGAATTACCATTCAGAGGTCGTGTGCTTAAAGTGCCTGGCGACAGAACTTATGAGACATGGACTGGAACATTCTATATGGATGACGCATTTGAGTTACGTGCAGCATACGAAAAATGGATCGAACTAACAAACGGTGTAGGTGCAAACATTGCAACTGCAGGAATAAATAGTGATGCTGATGGTATTCTTAAGAATATCAAAGTTGATCAACTAAGTAAGTTTGATGGAGACGGACAGAACCTTAAAGTAATTCGTCAATACGAATTATTCTCCGCGTTCCCTGTATCAGTTTCACAGGTTTCAGTTGCATATGACAACAATGATTCATACGAAGAATTCGACGTAGAATTTGCATATCAATTCCACACATCAAAAGCAGTTGATGTAGGTAATAGTTCTAACGATTCCCTCGTTTAGAAACGTACCTAAATAGTAGAGATAAGAAACCACAATTATTATGGCAGAGTTATTCGGTTTCTCGTTTAAGAAGAATCAAGAGAAGAGTCGTGCTCCGTCTCCTATCCAACCATCTTCTGACGATGGAGCTACGAGTTATATTGCAGGAGGTTACTATGGTCAGTATCTTGACCTAGACGGTAACTTCAAGACTGAGTATGACATGGTGAAGAAGTATCGTACAATGGCGATGCACCCAGAAGTGGACAGTGCCATTGAAGATATTATACATGAGGCAATCGTTGCAGACCAGAACGATAGTCCAGTGCAAATTAACTTAGATAACTTAGAAGTTAGTGACGCAGTAAAAAATATAATCAGAGACGAGTTCGATTACATTAAAAACTTATTCGGATTCGATAGTAAAGCTCATGAGATGTTCCGTAGATGGTACATTGATGGGCGTTTGTATTATCATAAGGTTATTGATTTAGATAATCCTGCTGATGGTATCAAAGAATTACGTTACGTAGATCCTCATAAGATTAAGAAAGTAAGGCAGATAACAAAACCAAAAACTGCAGACGAGTTTATGAAGTATGACTTCGGTAAAGGCGAAGAGTATTTCCTATACAATCCAAAAGGTTTAAACAATACATCTGCGAATAGCGGAATCAGAATTGCAAAAGACGCAATCACATATTGCACATCAGGTATCATGGATACGAATAGAAATATCGTATTATCATACTTGCATAAAGGTATTAAAGTTCTTAATCAACTGCGTATGATTGAGGACTCTCTTGTTATCTACAGAATATCAAGAGCACCAGAACGTAGAATATTCTACATTGATGTAGGTAATCTACCAAAACAAAAAGCGGAAACATACCTCCGTGAGGTAATGGGTCGCTATAGAAACAAATTAGTATACGACGCACAAACAGGAGAAGTAAGAGATGACAGAAAATACATGTCGATGCTCGAAGACTTCTGGTTACCCAGAAGAGAAGGAGGACGAGGTACTGAGATCACTACGTTGCCAGGTGGACAAAATCTTGGAGAACTTACGGACGTCCAATACTTCCAGACCAAACTTTATAAGGCATTAAATGTTCCTGCAGGAAGATTAGAAAGTGGCACATCATTTGATCTAGGTAGATCCGCAGAGATTACTAGAGACGAATTAAAGTTCACTAAGTTTGTAGGCAAACTCCGCAAGAAGTTTAGTGATATATTCCATGACACTCTCAAGACACAACTAATACTTAAGAGTGTTATTGTTCCAGAAGACTGGGATGACATGAAGGAGCATATTCAATATGACTATCTTTATGACAATCACTTTACAGAACTTAAGAATCTTGAAATGATGACTGAGAAACTCAATGTCATCGCTGCTATGGATCCTTATGTTGGCAAGTATTTCTCCACACAATACATTCGTTCTGAGATCTTAGGTCAGACAGAGATACAGATGGAAGAGATGGATGTTCAGATGGCAGATGATATTGAAAATGGAAGAGCAATAGATCCTACAAGTCAGACACAATTAGATCAGGATACAATAAACGCGGATATAGAAAATATACCGAAAGATCAAGAGATGAAAGATGTGCAAATTGCACAGCAAAAAACAGCAGCAAAGAACGGAGATACTCCACCAAAAATGAATGGTAGACAGGATCCTCGGAAAACTTCCGCGTCTCAAAATGGGAACGGTAATAAATAAAAGTTAGGTAACATTAAATTATGGCTACACAAGAACGAGAAATCGTTGACTTACTTTGGGACAACGATAGGGCAGATGCCTTAGAAAAACTCAAAGATATGCTGCAAGTAAAAGCTGCAGCATCTGTTGATGCGAGCAAACTAGACGTTGCAAATCGTATGTTTCCACATGTACCTGATGATGGTCTTCCTCCAGAGGGAGAAGCATCACCAGAGGAAACAGCAGACGTTATCAATCGTAACGATGTAGAAACAGAAGAGGAAACCGATGAAACTGATCACGGAACAAATTGAACCAGTTGAGATTCTAACCGAAGAAACAAAGGACGGTAAGAAGAACACCTACATTAAGGGTATCTTTTTGCAGACCGAGATCACCAATCGCAATGGAAGAATGTATAAGTTCGACTCCATGCAGCGTGAGGTTAACAAGTACAATGAAGAGTTCGTCAAACGCGGAAGAGCGTTAGGTGAATTAGGTCATCCCGACGGTCCTACTATTAATCTAGATCGTGTGTCACATAAGATAGTTCAGTTGACCCCAGAAGGAACAAACTTTATGGGTAAGGCAAAACTATTAGAAACCCCTATGGGTAAGATTGCTAAAAACTTACTTGAAGAGGGTGTGCAACTAGGTGTGTCATCACGTGGATTAGGTTCTATCAAGAGAGAAGGAACCGCACAAATCGTTGCCGACGATTTTATACTCTCTACAGCAGCAGATATTGTTGCTGATCCTTCCGCACCTGATGCTTTTGTTGAAGGTATATACGAAGGTAAAGAGTGGTGTTTAGTCAATGGTGCGATTAAAGAGGCACAATTGGATGCAGTTAAGCAGTCGCTTGACAACGCTCCATCAAGTCAAGAATTAGCAGAACGAAAGATTGCCGCGTTCAATAGTCTGCTAAGAAGTTTATGATTTATAAATAATATTATTAAATCTTAACGCAATCTAATTTTATCCGTAAGGAGTACGTAAATGTCAAGTATTGATGAAAAATTCAAAAAGGTGATCGCAGAAAACGCGGCTCCTGAAGAAGTAAAAGAAGATGCTGCAACTGGCGATACCGCTATTAAGAAAGGTGCAGTTCCTCCACAACCTTCACCACTGTCAAACAGTGCTGTTGAAGTTGGTGGTTCTACTAAAGAAAAACCAGAAGGTCCTGAGAACGTAGGTAAAAAAGCTGCTGCTCCAGTGAGTACGACAGGAGATTCTACAATCAAAACAAAACCAAGTGGTGCTTCATCCAGTATGCCTGGTGCACTAAGTGGTCAAATTTTTGATGATGTAGAAAAAGAAGGAGAGACAATCTCCGAAGATGAAGTCAAGGAAGACATCACAGCAATTCTAAGTGGTGCTGACCTAGACGAAGAATTCCAAAAGAAAGCAACTACTGTGTTTGAAGCTGCAGTATCTGCTAAGGTAACTAAGGAAGTTGCCAAACTTAAGGAAACTGCAGAAGGCAGGATCAGCGAAGAACTTGAGAAGATCAAGGAAGAATTCGCGGGTCGCGTAGAGAATTTCCTCTCATATGCTTGTGAAGAGTGGATGACTGAGAATGAACTTGCTATTGAGCAAGGTCTTCGTTCTGAAGTCACCGAAGCATTTATGGGTGGATTAAAGAAATTGTTCATTGAAAGCAACATCAACATTCCAGACGAAGCTCTAGATGTTGTAGCTGATATGAATGAGAAATTAGATGACATGGAGACCCGACTTAATGATCAAGTCGAGAAGAACATTGCATTACATGAAGCAGTAGGTGCTTATCGTAAAAATGAGATTTTGATTGAAACATCCAGAGGACTTGCAGAAGTTCAAAAGGATAAATTCACCTCACTAGCTGACGCAGTGGAATTCAAGAACGAAGAGTCGTCAAAGGCGCTGAT